TTTATATGTGTCGTAACCATTATATGAAATATCTAAATCTCCATATATTAAATTACCACATTTAAAATCTCCACAACCTAAATCAACAATAGTTTTGATATTATTATCAGTTATGATTTTTTTCAAAAAGGGTACATAAGTATGTTCATTGTATTGTACTTGACTTCCAACACCACTGCTACCAACATATTCAGTATTATTATTACCCCATCCACAATTTTCATATATATTTGTAAATATGTATTCTATTAAATTACATATATATTATTTTTAAATGAATATATTTATAATTTAATTTTAGGATTGTTTAAAATTATGAAGAATGTTGGTTGAATTATTATTACTTATTTCGCCACACATTTTAACATTTTCGTACATTTCTCTAAGTAATTCGCTTGGGGCTGTTGTACCAAATTTAATTAAATTATTCTTTTTCAGATGATTTTTTAAAGTAGATAAACTTGTCTTTTTTAAGTTTATTTTAATATCTTCGTTCATTTTTCTAGTCTTATTGCTCTTGATCAAAACACCAACAGATTTATTTTTTTTACCTAATACGAATGTTTTTTGAATCTCTCGTTCTTCAATAATAGGAGCTTGGTCTTGTTTAGACCAAATTTTGTATGTTGGTTTTATTCCATTTTTTAAAACACCGTATGGTTTATCTGGTAGAACATTATTTTCACATATAGAAATTGGTTCTGGTACAACTTTAATTTCAGGTACAGTTTCAATTTCAGGTACAGTTTCAATTTCAGGTACAGTTTCAATTTCAGGTTTAACACATATACTAATTTCTTCTTTTATAGGCTCTTGGTCAAATAGTGTTTTAGGTACGTCTAGATCCTTATCTATAAGCTGCGGTTTATCAAAGGTGTTGTCAATTAGGTGTGGTTTAATTTTATTTTGTTCATCAAATGTGTTTGTTTGTATAAGAGGCCCTCTATTTTTTTTAGATTTTTTGTGTTGTCGCAGTTTTTCTAATAACAATTGTTTTATGTTATTAGAATTAATATTTATCTCGCTTGCAATAATAGGTTTTGGTTTCGTCTTTTTTTTGGAAATATTCAAAAATTGTGGGTCTATAGAGATTGTGCGCAATTTACTCATATAGACACTAATACAAAAAAATAAATAATCTTTAACATATAAAATTGAATTAAACATAATGACTAAAATAATAGTAACCAAATGGAGCGAACTGACTCCGGATTTAACCCAAAGGATTGTTGGACGGTGATTGAGTCTTATTTTAAAGACAAGCACTTGCAACAATTGGTAAGGCACCAAATAGAATCATATAATGATTTTGTAACTAACCAAATAAAAAAAACAGTGCAAATGTTTAATCCTTTGGTAATTCGTTCACCACAAGATTATATCAAAGAATTTAAAAAATATCGCCTTGAAGTTATCATTGAGTTTGAAAATTTGTGCATATATCGTCCAGAAATTCACGAAAACAATGGTGCAACGAAATTGATGTTTCCGAGTGATGCCAGAACGCGAAATTTCACCTATACTTCAAATTTTACGCTTGATTTAAATATTAAGTACGTTATCCGAAAGGGTCCTACCTTGGAGGAAGAAGAAATTAAAAATGTGAAATTGTGCAAAATACAATTCGGCAAAATACCTATTATGTTGAAATCATCCATATGCATATTAAATCAGTACAGTCATATTCATCCCGACAAAACCAAAGAGTGTTTCATGGATCCAGGGGGGTATTTTATTATAAACGGATCTGAGAAAACGTGTCTTGGACAAGAAAAACCCGCTGATAATAAAATATTCAAGTACAAACAAAAGCCTGGACACAAATGGCTTTGGACTGCAGAGATGCGGTCTGTTCCAGATTGGAGGTGTATCTCGCCTAAACAAATATATATGATGGTTTCTTCTAAATTAACATCATCTGGTTATGAAATCGTAGTTCAATTACCGCGATTGAAACGCCCTATCCCACTATTCATATTGTTTCGGGCTCTTGGATTAAACAGCGATAAGGAAATATGCAATATTATTTGTTTGGATATAACTCAACCAGAAACTCATGAAATATTACATTATTTGAAGGCATCTATTTCACAAGGCAGTGAATATATCGTCAGTGAAGAGGCTATCAAATATGTCACAAATAGCGTAATATATACTCCGATTAATATGGAAAAAGAAGAAGGTCAGAGAAAGAAACGTGATTTTGCAATAGATGTACTCTCCAATGATTTGTTTCCAAACTGCAAAACATTTACAGAGAAGATTTATCTTCTTGGTTATATGACGAACCAGTTGGTCAAATGTGCGATAGGGTTATTGCAACCGGATGATCGTGATGCATATCAGAATAAGAGGATTGAACTAACCGGTACATTATTGAATAATCTGTTTCGCAACTACTTCAATAAAGTGGCCAAGGATATTGGTAAACAGGTTGGTAGAGAGATAAATAATGGTTCGTGGAAATCAACCGAAGACTATACTAATATTATAACGTTAACAAACATATACAAGATTGTAAAACCGTCTACCATTGAGAACGGACTAAAACGTGCTCTATCTACAGGTGATTTCGGTATTAAACATTTAAACTCAAACAAAGGTGGTGTAGCACAAGTTCTAAACCGATTAACATATGTATCTACATTAAGTCATTTGAGGCGAATAAATACACCAATTGATAAGAGCGGTAAATTGATTGAACCAAGGCAATTGCATGGAACATCAATCGGATATTTGTGTCCCGCAGAAACACCAGAAGGTCAGTCAGTTGGTGTTGTGAAAAATCTTAGTTATCTAACTATTATATCTGGTTATTCAGATAGTTCACCCATATACGATTATTTAAAACCATACGTACAACCTTTAGAAGAAGGAAATTTGTACGATAAAGTAAAGGTATTTCTAAACGGCAGATGGATAGGTGTAAGTCATAATCCCATTGAACTTTACAATGATTTGAAAAACAAAAAACACAGAGGAATTATAAACATATACACGTCAATTGTATTTAACTATATTCAAAAAGAAATTGTCATAAGCAACGAATGTGGGCGTTTATTGCGACCATTGTTTAAGGTTAAAAATAACAAACTATTGATAACAGATAAGATAATCCAATCTATCAAAGAAAATGAATTGAGTTGGGATGATCTTTTGGTCAACTTGAAAATAGACGAATCTGTAATAGAATATATTGATCCAGACGAACAAATGTCTGCAATGATCGCCACTTTCCCCAAAAAGATTAATAAACAATACAATTATACGTTTTGCGAAATACATCCAAGTACCATATTTGGTGTATTGGCATCATGTATTCCATTCCCGGAACACAACCAATCTCCTCGTAATACATATCAGTGTGCGATGGGTAAACAGGCAATAGGAATTTATGTATCTAACCCCCATTACAGATTAGATAAAACTGCTTACCTACTGAGTTATGGTATGCGCCCACTTGTAGAAACGCGCATCATGAACATGTTGCATCTCAACAAGCTACCATCTGGCAACCAGGTTATTGTTGCAATCATGACTCACGGCGGTTATAATCAAGAAGACAGTATCCTATTTAACAAAGCCAGTTGCGACAGAGGCTTATTCGGAGCTTTCATATACCACACTGAAAAGGATGAAGATAAAAAGACAAATGGTGAAGAAGAAATTAGAACAAAACCAAATAAAATGACTACAAGAAATATTAAATTTGCAAATTACGATAAAGTTAACAAAGATGGTGTTATGGATAAAAATACACTTGTAGAAGACAAGGATATCATTATTGCAAAAGTAACTGTCATACGAGAAAATAAAAATGATAATACCAAATTGATCAAATACGAAGACAACAGTCGTTCTTACAGAACCGACGAAGAAGCATATATTGATGACAATGTGATTCAGCGAAATGGCGACGGATACAATAGTTGCAAGGTAAAAGTAAGGGCATTTAGGAAACCAAACATTGGAGATAAATTTAGCAGCAGGCACGGACAAAAAGGTACAATTGGTAATATTATCAATGAGGAAGATATGCCTTTTACCAAAGATGGGCTTCGTCCAGATTTAATCATCAATCCACATGCGATTCCAAGCCGCATGACGATTGCGCAATTGAAAGAAACAACACTTGGTATATTACTATTAGAACTTGGATTATTTGGCGATGGTACTAGCTTTGGCGAGTTGGACATGAAAGTCATATTTAAGAAATTACAAGAACATAATTATGAATCAAAAGGAAATCAAATCCTGTATGATGGAAAATCAGGGGATCAGATACAGACAGAAATATTCATTGGACCCACGTTTTACCAGAGACTGAAACACATGGTAAACGATAAACAACACAGTCGTTGTATTGGACCAATGGTCAACTTGACCCGTCAACCAGCAGAAGGAAGAAGCAGAGATGGTGGACTCCGCTTTGGAGAAATGGAGCGAGATTGTACAATGTCTCATGGTGCGGCAAGATTCACGAGAGAAAGAACTTACGACGTGTCGGATAAATATTCTGTTCACGTCTGCAAGATGTGCGGGCTCATCGCAGTATACAATGACAAAGAGCATATTCATAATTGTAGCGTATGTGATAACAAAACTCACTTTGCATATGTGGAGATGCCTTACAGTTGCAAACTACTATTTCAAGAGTTGATATCAATGAATGTTGCTCCAAGAATCATGACATAATATTATGATAACATATATTCAATATTTTTTATAATTCTTTTTAACAATTTAGGAATCTCATTTTGGTTCAAAATAAAATATAAATATAACTTATATGTCTAGACCATTACAATCTTTTGGCTCTTCTGATAACAGTTCAAGTGTTGCTTTAAAACGTAGAGTATTAAAAAAGGCTTTCAGTTCTAATAATGTTTATTATCAGGGCGAAATTGTTGCAAAATCAAACGCTGGTCCATTCCGAGCGTCGCAGCACGTAGGCGATCCATTGTCTAGATTATATCAAACGTGTGGTGGACCTAATCAGGTGAATGATGTAAACTCCCGGATTAAGCTAAAACAAGATAGTGTAAGTACTTCATCATGTAATATAGTAACAAATGGATTTACTCCTTTACAAATACCGTTAGAAAGCGGAAACAGTAGATATGTATACGATAATTCAATGTACACGAGATTCAAAGGCCTATCTGCTATTAATCAAAATCGCGCAGATACATCTAATGGTGGAAATAATTCAAATGGCGCATACGTTGCTTTAATGAGTGTTAGGCGCAAGTGAGAATATATATGTATAATATATGCGTACTCGTAAAAAAAGAGGCGGTAATAAGAAATTGACAAAAGAAGCTCAAGAAGAAGCGGAACAATTAAGAATTGAAAACGAAAAAGAGATTGATAAGCAAACAAAAACGGATGTTTTTCAAAATATTCTGAAAAATATACCATTTCCGATTAATACAGCTGCAAATCCATTGAGTGGTATAGCCGTTAAGTCGCGAAATAATTATAGGTTGGTAATGAAGATATTTCGTAGTTATACTTTAAAAAAACAAAAGTTTAAAAAACAGTATATAGAAATATTAGCTAACCCAGAAGCAAAATTAGAGTTTGAATATGCATGCAAATTAATAAAACGATATTATGATCCAGACATTGGAAAACAATTTGAATTTTTAAGAACAAGTAAAGATATTCATCATAGTTGTTCTGAATTTAGGGTTTTAGAAAAACAATATAGTTTACTTAATTCTGCAAAAGAAACAAATCAACGTATAGATGAATTAGATATATTAAAAATATTCAATATTATAGAGCCTGAACCTGAAGCTGAAGTTGAAGCTGAAGTAGAAAAAAATGGTGAGCCAGAAATTAAGAAGGATGTAAAAGGAGGGTCCACAGAAAATACAGATACAGATAGACCAAAAAATAAATTTGAGATATTGTACAATGAACTTAAAAAGAAATATCAATCTGCAAATAAAAATCAAACAAATGCAACTGCCAATCCAACAAATGCAATTCTTAATCCTATGGGTTCAATTACAGATGGACTTAAAGGGTTGTTCGGAGGAACAGCTTTTTTAGAAGCGGCAGGCATGCCTGCTTTACCAACTACAAATACTGAAAATGCAAATACGGACAAAAAATTAACAAAAGAAGAAGAAGATTATAATCACAAAATGATAGAATATTTTTTTAGAACAGAACATAATAAAAAAAATTGTTCATATTTGATACCATATTTAATGATTGATATTGTATCTAGGTCTGAATTTATTTATGGTAAAGAAGAAAATGATGAAACAAATGACGATGCCGAAAAGGAAAAACCAAATGGCACTACAGAAAATGCAAAACCAAATGGCACTACAGAAAATGCAAAACCAAATGGCACTACGGAAAATGCTAAACCAATTGATGAAAATGATATTAAAAATATAAAATACATAGGCTTGAATGAAGATTGCGATACAGTATATACATTTACTGATTTGTTAAAAGTAACTGGTTTATCAAAACCAATTGAATCTGCTATGGCATTACCTACAGGTGGTCTAGACAAATTGATAAAAGAAAATATAGATAAAATGAAAAAAGTAAAAGGAGCGGCTGGATTATTTGGCGGCTATTCTAAACGTTTATTTCCTAAAAAAAGAAGACTTACTAGAAGAAGAGTAAAAGAAATTAAATAAACTTTTTCAATATTGTCCATATAAATTTATATATATTATTTCTTTTGATATAATATGTTATTTACATATGGAAAAGCAACATTTGTACAAAAAAGTGTATATCCATCAAATGATAGACCAAGTACCAATTTAGATGCGGTAGGTGGTCCTAAAAATATGAAATCTGGGTACGCCAAACCAAACCCTTTAAAACATTGGAGAAAACAATTGATGCCAAATAACCCAACTTCATCTAAACAAATTTCTATTGATCAAACATTAAATCCGTCTATAAGTATTGTATCAGAACAAACACAAAATTGTAATATTATTTACAGCGGAGTAATAAAAACATCAACTTGTTTAGGAATAAAGACACCCGAGGGATGTGTTGGCGGTTCCAATAACATACGAAGAAGCGGTAATTCAAAAATATCACCTAATTACAGCACTTCTACAAAACAATATTTGCAAAAAAGAGGTAAAAGTTTTGAACAAAATTATAGCATTGGTAAAAAAAAAGATGCATACGTTTACTACAGTACTATGCCGTCTTATCAAGAAAACGGTGATATATGCAAAACTGTTATATACAAACCAAATAACGCAATTTTTAAAACACAAGGTGCGGTTACATCTGCTGGTTATACCGCAAAAATCAAGCAAGACTATTCGGATGTAAACTCATACAATCCCAATAAAAAGTTAGAACAGCCATGTTGTATTGTTAAGTAAAAGATGAACTTATTGGCAAATTGTTCTTACTGCACCATTTAACGCATTTTCCAATATAAGACTTTTTAAGTTGTTCTTGTTTTTCATGCCTCGTACTATCTTTAATGTTATTTAATATACTAATTATATTCTCAATCTGTGATTGACCATATATAGAATTGATTTCTTTTATTTTATCTACAAATAAATTAGATATAGGAGTCTTGAATATAGAAGTCAATTTATTTGTTTTGATGTATTTAAATTTTTTGAATATTTGTTCAAGCAAAACATTTATATTGCCAACCATGCGAAAATTGTTGCATATAATATATTTTTCTGAATTTGCAGGTCGGCTTGGCAATGGTTTAGTGATACAAACATCTTCATACAAATAGGTTAACAGATATATAAGCTGTATTGAACAATAACTAAATGTGTCAAAAATTTTTAATACAAAAGACCCACCTTTCTTTTGAAGGGCCATTGCAAAACATATCTCGGAAAAAATTAAATTGATAGAACATTCTTCTTGTTTATTAAAGTCGGTACTATAATCAAATCCACCATCTGCAGTTATAAAGTCCATAGAATGTTTATACTTTTTATATACGTATTCTAAATTCTCAATACTATACAAGTTTCCAGTTTGATCCGCCCCTTTTTCTATAATAATATTTGGATTTTTACTTAAAAAATAACTCATTTTATCCCATTTGGGTATATCTTTGTTTCCAGTCATCAATGTCATACCATAGTAAGTGTCTAAAGAATTATTTCTAGTATATTGGAGTGCCTCTATAAAACCACCTGGTCCTTCTGCTAGATGGAAACTATTCATTTTAGTTGGGAAATTAAATTTATAATGGTTGATGATTTCAACTAGTTTAAAAAAAGCGCGAGATATTGGTCTGTATGAACAAACCGCTGCTGTCTGAGAGTCATAATTTGTATTAATAAACTCATAAGGATTAGAATATTTTTTATTTATTTCCCATTCTTTCAATACTTTTTCAATTTCCAATTTCACGGATTGTGTATACCTTTTTAAAGTTTCATTAATATAATATATATCACCATCATATTCAAGATCAACTTCGTTGATAATAGTTATAATTTCAATAATATTATAACTATTCATTGATTTATTTTAAAATTAATATCTATATTATTTTCGCAATACTATCTTTCTACCAAGTTTTTCTGGTACACCAATTGAGAACGGTTCTTCAGCACCCTCTGTATAAGAGCGATGTACCTGCGAAGTGTTTACATTTCTTACTTTTTTGAATATAAAGTATTTATTTAGAAATGAAATCATTTGTTCTTCCTGTGTCATCTTGAAACGACTGTTTTTATATTCTCTCTCAAAAGATCCTAGTGGAGGGATTTCTTTGTTTGGTGATGATAATATAAATCCATACGCACCCATAACTTCTATCAAATAATCAAAGTTGACCAAGTACTCGTCAATTACATTATTAATTGATTCTTGATATACGCTTATAGTATATCCTAAACAGGACTCTTTACTGAAATTTTCTTGATTATATTCTTTTGTTACTGCCCATACTTTTCTGTCTTCAATATATATTTCTTTTGATTCACCTATTTCTGTTTCATTTAATAACACGTGTATCAAATTACCATCGTAGCAAGTACCCGTAAAATAACCATTCAATGATATCAAGTCGCTTACATTTTTTGCAAAATTATGAAGTGTTCGCAAATCTTTAAACATATAATGTATAGCAAACTGTATTGAACCAACATCAAATTGTGGCGCAATATTAAACAATTTTGCGACATATGCTCCATATTGTGGATTTGCTTTACCTACACCCATGACCTGATTCAAAACGTTTTTACTAACTTCTTCGTTTGAAAATTCTTCTGTCAAATAAAGCTTTGATGAATCGCCTTGTATAAATAGTGCATCAAATATTTTATTTCTTTCTTTTTTTAGATTTAAATATCTGGCACAAGCGCCGTCAATTGGATTGTGTATATTATCAGGAGAGATATCAATGCCTAGTACAAATTTATAATTATTTACCCATTTGTGTATATCTCCACCTTTACCACATGCAAAATCAACTAAAGTTTTTCCTTCACCTGATACCGTTTCTAATAACATTTTTTTGATATCTATGTTATGAAAATCTCTTAGGTTCTTTGTTTTAGATGCCCTTCCATCTTTATTGTAGTATACGCCTGTGTCGCCTATATCATCTAGGGTAAGAGGTTTATCACACAGCATGTCTTGTGTTATAGGATTATGAATTGTTTGCCAATTACTATTTGCCACATGATATGCATTACCGAATGATTTGCCTTTCTTATAGTCTTCCGTTTTTTCATAACGAATCCGTAATGGAACCCACGAGAATCGCTTATCATCTTTATGAACATATTTACATTCTACCACAGTTTCAGATTCTATAACTTGATTATCCTCCGTAAACATTTTCATCTCTCCACTGCTATCGCTTTTCAACTCAACATATGCAATGTGAGCAAAAGGATCGGGCGGATTTGTGGGTGTAAACAAAACAGGCATATAAGTATCGTCGCTAATAGCTTTTGCACCATTGAATAATGTTTGTTGAGAGTTTATCTGCCCATGGCGCCGCGGATTGTATCCAACATATAACATAAGTATCTTGTACGATGCTATATCAGATCCCTTTTCGTAATTTTCAACAACATCTTGTATACCAATCTTTTTAGTCTTTACTACAAAATCAATCGTGTTGAACTCAGCTGGCTTCCATTTAAAACTGTGTTTCCATGAATATAAATAGTTCTTGACTTCATCCCCTTCTTTCTCCATACCAACGCCTAGTTTAGTAGAAGTAAATATAATACCATCTGTTTCATAATCAAATAAGTGCATCCTTTCAAATAGTGTTTTGCAGCAATCAAATATAGTTTCTGTTCTAGTAACAGGGTAAAATTTCTTATATGTAATATTGCACATACCAATTTCAGTTTCATTCGTATAAGTTATATCATTTAACATGCGTCGCAATAACCCATATCGACATTCACCTTTTTCTGTTATAAATGGCATCTTTCTCTTGTCATCTTTTCCTAAATAATATAAATCAAATGCTGCGTACAAATTAATGGTTGTTCCGTGTTTATCTTTTATTACATGCTCGCCATCTAAAATGGAACCATGAAATACTTTATTATTACATATGCTTCCTGTATACTGAACCATCATATTCATTGTTATAAAATAAATACGTCCTTTGTTTGAAATATATAATAATTTTCTAATACCGTCTGCCTTTTCAGAAACACAAAAGTCTTGTAATATACATGGACTCGTATTTGTAGGGTCATCCACTAAATTCATTTTTTGTAGAGTAAATGAAGATGGACCTATAAACATAGAAGAATCTATACTTTGTACGAATGCTTCTAAGTTTTTAGCGCGTTTACCCAATAGCGTATGATATTCAAATAACGCACTGTGTTGTTCAATCAATGGAATTGGGAAATTACTAGACTGATGTCCAGAAGATATATATTTAATTGTATTTTTCAAATAAGTGTCCATATCACGAAGCCTAGATCGCGCATGTTTTATATCATTAATTTCTACTTCAATTTCATATATCTCAGGTTCTGTAAATAATTTGCTTTTTGAAAAGTCGTGCTCTTTAATCAACTCGCCTCTTTTTTTACTAGATTTTACAATACTCATATCTACACATATACCTTTTTGATCAGGGTGCTCTAGCTTGATACGATTCATATAACGAAATGATTTTTCCATTCCTTCCCATTTTTCATACAATTCAACTATCTCAGGATCTTTTTCTCCGTAATTATACTCATTCTGTATAGAAATTCTGAAATTGAAATTCATATTAATATATCGTTTAGGATCACTGACCAATGATCGTTTTGTTATATATTGACTGCCTACAGGTAATATGTTTGACTTACAATATTCTTTTATTTTACTTAAATCATTTATTTCACAACGAATAGAACTATCTGTAATTATTTTTAGTTGATGTTCTTCTCTTACTTTTACAAAGCCATGTGATATTAATTTGGAATATATTCTTTCAAATTCCATCTTTGTAAATGGTTTATTTATACCAAAACGAACCTCATATTCTATGTTAGATTTTGGATCTCTAATATCCTGTAGCTGCATAGGTTTATCCGATTTTGTGTATTTTTCCTTGAGTATGTTTTGCAGTTCTCGGATAGAATCTGTCAAGGCCATGTTGTATAATATTAGATAGTATTATATTAATCAATTTTATAAATATTAAAGTTTATTAAATAAGAACGTATATTATTATAAATATTTTGCTTTTTCATATTATCATGAGGCAATTTTAATTTATTGCATATTTCTATCAACTCTGGCAGTTTATAGTACGTGAGAGAATAAAGAGGTTTATCTAATTGAGTAATTTCATAATAGTCGTCCAAATTACCATTAAATTCAAAAAAATCATATTTACTGTTCATGTATAAAATATCCTTATCCGATACATTCATTTTGTAATATGCGTTTTGTATGATAAATATTATAGAAACCGAGTAATGTATACACAATACATTAAGTGTCATGAGGTGTATTGTTTTATCATATAATAAATTATTCATAATAAATTCCTTATTCTTAAATTTTAATTTATCTATCTTTTCGGCCAATTTTACCTTTTCTTGTTTTTCGTTGTACTTATCAAAACTTGTTATATCCAGATTATTGATTTTATAAAAAAAAGAATAAAATAAATAATCGTTAAGAAGAATCTTTTTTTTTATGGGTTTCTTCTTATATTCAGGTACGTCAAAAGATCTCTTCATAAAATATGGTGCGTACTCTTCCATCTATTAAATCTAACTATTACTATTTAAATTATTTTTTAATGTTTCCTTTGTAGTTTCTATTATACTGATATCACCTTCCGTCTTTATGATATAACTAATATAATTTTCAATCTCCAAAAGAGTATCTTCGGCCAAGTCTTTCATATGAACAAATGTACCATTATTATTTTCACTTAAATTACAGTTGTCCTTTTTCTTTATAATTTCAAGTATTTTTATATGATCTTTTTTCTTAAATGTATCAATCGTTTTACACATTTGTTCTAGTTTTTTTGTGTCATATGTCATTTCATTAATATAACTAATCTATTTAAATTATTTCTCCAATAACACCAATATATTCATCATTTAATTCAAACCGATGACCAATTACTTTAATATTAATGATATTGCCTTCTTCATAATCATCAAAATTTTTGGTTGCATTATGCTCTCTGCTTATAAATAATACAATAGGGTTGTGTATTTCGCTTACAATGGCGCGAATTCCGATTTTAGTTATATTTACAATCTTGCAACGAATAATCATTTCTTCACGAGGAAAACATACGTCTGCAGAGAATATGACGTCATAGATTACATTATCTCCATGTAAAAGACCTGTGGAATAGCTGACTACTTTTATACTATTTGGACGAATAAACCCCTCCTTTCTACACTTACCTTCAATGAAACGTATTGCGTGTTTTTTAAAATAATATTCCATGTTATTTCCGATGTTAATGAATGGAACTGAAATTTTATGATGTATAATGGATTGAGTATATAAGTTAGGATCATTTAACTCAGGTTCATTTGCTTTTGGTGGTTCTTTTTCAACAATAGGTTCAACCTCATCAGATTCTTTCTCAGATACATTTTCACTAGGTACTTCATATATTTTTGGTAATACGCCCGTCCTTAAATAATCTATTTTCATGTGTATTATTGAATCTTCGGTACGAACCCGAATTGGCCTTTTTGTCTGTTCTTCACCTTCATCTAATTGTTTCTTTCTAGCTTCATAATTTTCCTCATTACTTGGATACTGTCGCGGTCTTTGCTCAAACATACGTTTTGCATTTTCTCGTTTCAAATCATATTCTTCTGATATTTTACGTAGCTGTATATCACCTAATTCTCTCAAACGTCTTTCAGCGGATCTTATAGTTGCGCGAACAAGTTCATCTCTCTTAGAGATCTCATCATCCAATTCTTTCATTTCACTAGAAATATTTTCCCCATAACTAGCACGTCTTAATTTTTGAACAATAGGATCCTTTCTATCAAGATATTTAACTCGTTGACGAGCTTGTTCTTCAGCTTTATATCTTCTTCCTTCACGTGTACTATAAAATTCGCGCGATCTGTTTTCAGACGCCTTTAACCATTCACGCTGCCTTTGTTCTATGACTTCTTTACTAGGTGGAACATACTCTTTTTTCAAAGTTTGTTCTATTTTTTTTTCTATTATTTTATGTGTTTCTTCTTCTAAACGCTGACTATCACGAATAAATGTATTATTATCAGAAGATTCTTCGTACGCCTCTGATATTTTCTTCATTTCTTTTTCATACTTTTTTATATAATCAAATATTTCGTGTTGCAAATGTTGTTTAAATAATTCGTCCTTGCTTTCATAATTATCGTAATGTGAAAGAGTATCTACTATAAAAGCTAACAACTCCTTGACTTTGTATTCAACAAAAGATTCTGTATTCTGGACTTCTTCTAAGGGGAGCTGTTCATTGTATGCGGCCATTTCTTACTATACAATGAGATGTTATTTCTAACTCAATTTTTTTGTAAATAATAGTATTCCAACTTAGT